AATGCGTCTCTCTTTGTCTGCGTCAGGAGGGTTTCAGTCATTTCAGCGTCTCCTCCTATGCGGCGCTAATAAGGTGTTAGTGCGTAACTGGTTGATTTAAGCCCCGACTCCGAATTGTCCGTTTTCATCGTCGATTGGCTCAAGCAATTCAGTCCATGATGGAACGGGACGATCAATCGCCGGGGGAACAGTAAGGGCGATGAAGGCTTTTTTGGCTTCCCGAGTTTCAGCTAATTCGGCGGTCCAAAGCTCGCGAATGTCCTTATCGCATCGCCTCGATAGTCGCCTTTCTAACGTTTCAATACGAAACTCCAGTGCGTCTATGATCAGGTGCCTGTGGTTTTCTTTAAACATAGTGTTTGTCCTATCTAGGGGATATGTGACTACAGGCGAGCAGCCTTGCTTGATCCGCCGGCTGGGGTGGAGTCGTAAAAGCCTTCGTCCCAACATTCGACCTGCTCATTCCATCTGAAGCCATTAGCCTGAAGAAGCACCTCGATGCGATCTAGCAGTTCAGACGAACCGCTTAGGCTTGCTTCACGCCCGGCCTTATCAGTGATGCCGATTGAAAATGAAATCATGTTCCTTGTCCTATTTTAGGGGATATGTCGTGCTCCCCTCCTGGATTAACCCTGCGGCGGCTTTACCGCCCGTTAATAAAATCCTGTACCGTTTGCGGCGCCCGTTCGCCCGTGTCATATGCTCTCTCCTATTCGTCTATGGAAAGGATGTAGGAGCCGTGTTTCCAGCCGAGCCTTTTGGCGTATTGCGAAACGGATCGTTCGGCTTGCTTTCGGCTCTTTGCAAAGCATTCCTCGGTGTACTCGCCCTCCGGTGAGGAGCCCCAAACGCGCCAGCGCCCGTTTCCGTTGGGTGCGATGTAGATGTATCGATCTTCGGTGCGGGTCATTTCGGGTCTCCTCCTGTACAAACTACTATACGCCTACCCGTAGGAATAACAAGGACTTTGTTGAATTTTCTTTTTCACCAATAAAACCAACGCTTTAACCCCTAAAACACCCCTAAAACGACCCCGCGCTAGAAAAGTGAAAACGGTGAAAACGGTGATATTGATTACCCTCCTGGACTCGAGCGCTCTAATTCCCACTAACGCCAGAAAAACTCCCCCTTGTCACAAGATCTAGAGAATATTTAGTAGTATATCATCTCTAGACGTGGAGGGTATGAGATATCACCGTTTTCACCGTTTTCACTTTTTAGGGCTGATGAGCGCGCGCACCGCGGCGAGCTGGTCAACTAGCGGTAACTCATTGCGAGCATAGATCATTTGCTGCTTCGTGTGCTTTGTCAAGGGGTCGGGTACCACCCACAGCCTTTGTTTATTATCCGGGTTCGCGACCGGTACGTACCCGATTTTCTCTAATCGGTGCGGAATTATGCGACGATTTTTGCGGTCACTCAAGAAAGTGCCGAAGGAATAATCTGCGGCACCAACGAGCATGTCAAGGGTCAAAGCTGGCGGCCGCCCCAGTTTTTCTATCGCGTCAGCGGCTTCGCTCTCCTCCGGGCCACGGTTTGCGTCAACGATAGCCCAGAACGCCTCTGTCTTCACTGGAGGGGCTTTGGGATCAAAGTCTCTAAGGTCGTACTCATGTAAATAACCCGCGACGCACTCAAGTCCGCCAGTATAATACCAGCCCCAGAATTCTCGCCAGAAGTCTTCCTCAAAATCTTCCTTGACGCATTTGCTCCAGGCCACGTAATGGCGCCGGTCATCTTCCGGTAGATAAAGCCCCGTGGTCTTGTGGTTCGTCGTGATGATGACTCCTGTGACGTTGAACACAGCGTGCTCATGGGTAAATTTCTCATTACATCGTAAAACGTCTGGCGGCGCGGACATCAAGGTCTTTGTGTGGTCGTGGAAGGAATAGCGGTTGGCTTCGCCTAGATCGCGGGCTTCTGACACCCGTAGTACGACGGATTTGATAAAGCTGTTGAATGTGCCAAGCAGGTGCGCTGGGGAGATCTCTGCGAAGTTCCAAGGGCCGATAGCGTGCTTCAGCCCTTCTAATATCGTATCCTTACCCACCCCCGGTGCGCCGCCGAGCACAAGTCCGTGGTTGATCTTGACTTCGGGGCGTTGGACGCGCTGGGCAAAAAAGCGTAGTAAGTGGTCAACGTTATCGGGATAGACCTTTTTGACTAAGTCGAGCCAACGTTCAGCGCCCGCGCCGGCTTCCCTTGCGATAGCAGGTGGGCGATACAAGTTGAGGCAGCTCGTCGCCGGCCGCATGATCCACCCCCCGTCTGACACAAGCCGGTCTCTTATGACCGTAGGCAACCCCGGCGCCCAGACCATTTGCTGCACGGCAGCGTTTTTGTCTAGCCATGTGTGCGCGGGGATGACGACAGGCTTGTGCGCACCGTTGACAATCGTCTGTGGTTTGAGTTGTGAATTGACACTCGCCGCAGGCCAGGCTTCCCGTGTGGGTAGAAAGTAGTAGGTGTGGTCAGGCAGGTAAGCGACGAAGTCAGCGTAATTTATACCTTCACCTGCGTGCGCTGCTGCGGCTGCCGCTTTTTCCGCTGCCGCGTTAGCCGCCCACGTTTCACACATTTTAATGAGATCGCGTTCTTCTTTTTTCCAGTTCCAGTGTTCTTTGCCTACCCGTTTTGTGGCTGCCAGCACGAGCGCTACAATTTCGTCTATGGGGCGGCCCGCATTGACGAGCTTGCCGGTGACGGCGAGTTGCGTATTATGAATATTACCCCGTGCCATGTCCGCTAACGCCTTGTCAACGTCTAGCGGGGGCTTGACCGTGCAATACTCCGCAAACGTGCTATCAAGGTCTACGTAGTTACCCTTGACAATGACGCAGGTGTGGTCTGCCGGCGCGCCAACGTGGCCAAAGTAATAAGCTTGTGAGAGCGTCAGGCTTTCCCGCGCAAAAATGCCGCCGAACATCTTATTGATATATTCCGCAAGTGGGCGCCGTGTTTCCGGCGGTAGCGCGCGCGAAGTTGGCACGAGTAGCCGCCACTTAGGCGCGTTCTTTTTATAGCTCGGTGAGGTATAGAATAACGCTTCCAAATTATTCTTACGCGCGATCTTAACCCCTGCGGCGAGGGAGACTTTTTTGTCATCATAGTCGAGCTCGACACCCGTGATCTGTAGTACATTACCGTCGTGTCGTAGGCACCGTGTCTCGCTACGTTTGTCACCGAAAACCGCTAGCTTGATCCAGGGGAGTTCAACCTTGCTTTTCGCCTGCGTGCCGAGTACGAGGGCTTTTATTTTTTCCAGCGGCAAATCATCAGTGACCAGCGTTTGCGCCTTCTGATCCTGGAAGAAGGTAACGTGCATGAGTTTGGTATCCGGAAGAAGAGTTGCGAGGGATTCAACCGCGGTTGCGCTGTACCCCTCAAACTGCTCTTAGGTCAACTTACTTGATCTTCTTACGCGACCCTGTCACGGGCGCGTCAGCCGCCGCGTCAAACTCTTCTTTCGGCGCCCACCCGATAATGGTGAACGTTGGGTTCTTGATACGCCCGTAAGCCGGGTTGGAGTGCAGGTAGCTTTCTACGCCGAGTTCACACACGGGGTATTCATCCGGGTGCTCGCTCATTTCCTTACCATAGTCAAAGCAGAGCTTCGCCATGGCCTTTTTACCACCAGCGGAGTTGGTCGTGTACGTATACAACTGGCCTTTTTTACCGGGGTCTTTCATCAATAGCATGTGGGAGTAAACCCAGGGATCCCGAGGCTTACCGGTGCTTTCGTCCTGTTCCCACTCGTCCGGGTCATTAAAGCTTAACGTGTCACGCTTAGGCGGCACAAAGCCGTCCGAGATCGGACCCATGATTTGTTCAGCGGGACGCTGGTCTTCCCAGCGCTGCCAGCCCACGAGGAGCTGGTCCATATTGGCAACCATTCTGGTGCCAATTTTGACCGGGTCATTGTCCTGGCCAACGACGAAGTCACCTTTGGTAAACTTGAGCAACTGGCCGATAATGGTACTATTAGAGCCCGCTGCTTTAGCATACTCGGTAAAGAAGTCGACACCTTCTGGTTGTGCGATTTCCTGTTTTCTGTTTTCGATAACTTTTAGATGTTTTGCCATGTCTCGTTCAACTTTCCTCGTTTAGAGTTAACACCTAGCAAACCGTTTGCCAGGTGGTAGGCCCTCACTCCTCAGGGAGCGAGATAAGTAGGCGGCTACTCGGCTCGCCAATACGCATGAACCTTTCAACGTCGATACCCGCTGCCGCGGCCGCGGCGCGTAAGCCTTCGTTGTCATAACTTGTGCGGCCTTTAACGCCGCTGAGCGTGACGACCCCCGGCACGGTGCGGATGTCCCATTCCCGAAGGCGCCCACGGATGACTTCCTGCTGAGCCTTGACCGCGGCTGCGTACTTTTCCTCAGCGGCTTCCGCTATTTGTACCTGCCGACACAAATCCGTCATTTCCGCTACGCGTTGCGGGTCAACCGGCTTACCCTTGAACTTTTCTGAAGGCAACGTGTGCCGTTCGATACCGCACGCGTCTTTGAACGCGCAGGTTTGGCACTCGTTTGCGCCGGCAATGTACCCTTCCGGCTTCAGGTCTTTTGGCCCTGCGGCGGCGAGTATCTTACTCGCGCGCGTTTGCATCAGGGCAAACACCTTGGGGTCAAACGCGATGACGAATTCGGACACTTCATCATGGAAGCTGGCGTCGATATAAACCAGTAGCGCGTAGTTGGGCTTGTAAGGTGTCTTGAGCCGAACGAGCCCGAGTTGCGTTATTGTCTGCAAACGGTGCTGGTGTTTTTCTTTAGCGAGGTTTGCCCGCGGATCGATGGATTTGATTTCAACGAGAATGCAGTCGGCGCCGATATCTTTAATATCATGGTGCTTCAAGGCGTCACGCTTGAGGCCGGTCAATAACCCGTCCGGCGTGGCGCTTAACGTACCGTTGACGAGCGTTGTCTGGTCGTCGCCAGCCCAGAGCAACTTCTTACCAAAGTGTGCGCGCAGCGCTGGTACGACGAGGTGTTGTTCTATCAAGTTACCGCGCTGGGTAGCCCCCCACCGGTCAAGATGGTCCTTGTCTTGTTCTTCTGCGTGCTTGATATACCAAACTTTGCGTTCGCAGGCTCCGATCTCGGATGCACCTACGGTCAGGGAGCGGTCATGTTTCCAGACCTTGGCGCTGTCTTTGACAAACGTGTTCAAGATTTCTGTTAGCATAGTACTCCTCCTGTTAACTTTTCGCTGTACCCCAGTTTTTACCTAAGCCGCTATCCACCAGTAGCGGTACAGATAGCTGCACGGCATTAGCCATAATTTGGACCAGCTCCTTGAACGCCGCTTTGCCTAGCTTCGTTTTCGGCACACTGACGTCGAGTTCATCATGTACGGTCAGGTGCGGGGCACCGAGGACGTCACAAACGCCGGACTCCCACACGAGCACCATGGCCTGCTTCATAATGTCGGCGGCGGACCCTTGTATATATGCGTTGAGCGCGCGGTAGGTAAAGGCGCGCTGACCACCAAGGCGCCGCGTTGGTGAATAATAACGTTCCCCTTTACCATTTGTGTATTCCCAAAGCGGAAAGCGCCGCACCCGGCCGAGGATGGTTTTAATCTGCCCTCGCTGGTCTGCTTCTTCCATCCAGAGTCTTGACAGCGGCTTCATAAATGGGGCACGCCGGTGGTACTCCCTCAATACCTTATTAGCAGCATCCAGATCCAGCCCAAGTTGCCCGGCGATTTTTGCCGCGCCGGCGCCGTAAGCGATCGCGAACGTTATCGTCTTGGCTTGTAACCTCGGCAATCCTGTCATCGCCGCGACCACCGCATGGAAGTCTGTTTTGGGGTCGCTATTATAGGCGTCGATAAATGTTTGCGCTCCTCTTAATTTTTGTTCCGCCGCCGTGGCGGCGAGTAGCCGGAATTCAATCTGGCTGAAGTCTGTGCTGCCGAAATCCTGATCCTGGTCGGGTAGAAAGAGCGTACGCACAAGTTGACCTTCCTCCGTGCGCATGGGGATCTGTTGTAAATTAGGGTTGGAGGAACTGAAGCGTCCGCTCACGGTACCGCTGCTATCACTGCGCAGCTGGTTGAAGGAGGCGTGTATACGGCCTTTATAGTTGCTCTCTAGAACCACGCCTTTGACAAAAGTTTCCCGTAACTTGTCTAGGTGGCGCACTGCGTGCACGGCTTTAGCAATAGGGTGTGGGCAAGCCGCTAGCCATTCTTTGGTAAAGCTAGGCGCCTGCGTTTTTGGTGTGCGAGGGTAAGACACCCCGGCTTTGTCGAATAATGTCGCTACCGCGCGCGCGTTCCAAGGCGGTATGCCGCCGAGTTTTTTACCATAGGCAGCTTGACGCCTAGACAAATCGTCGTAAAGCCGTTCAGCCGCTTTAAGGTCCACGCGTACTCCGCGGCGCCGCATCGCGACAACCATGGGTACGAGGCGACACTCCATTAAAAAGAGGTCCCACAAATCCTGCTTCTTGAGCTCAACTTGTTGTCGTAGAAAGATCTTGAGGGTAAGTTCAGCGTCGCCTATGGCATAGGGCGCCACTACGGTGCCCGGCGCGCGCCAGATGTGGTTACCAATATTACGCACGCCGTAGCGTTGTGCAACCCAGGCTTCGAGCTCGGAAGTCTGCTTACCAATACCGAAGTAGTCCTGCCCTAACGTTTCAAGTGAGTAGGATTTGCGCCCTTCATCTAATAGCGGCTCGGCGAGTTGGATGTCATAAATAGGTCCGTTGACGGGAATACCGGCGCAATTGAGAAAGCCGAGGTCATAGGCGGCGTGGGCGAACACCTTTGGCACGGAACCGCGCAGCTCATGCTTGAGCCAGCCGAGTACTTTCTTTTTGTCAAGGTTACCTCCGGCTTCATGCGCTATGGGGTAGTAGCCGCTATACGTCTCCGTTGCGATAGCGACGCCGGCGATAAAGCCATCACGGTGGTAGCCTGGCCCGCGGGACAATAAGTCCTTGTCTTGCGTTTCGCAGTCCACCGCGATTAACTTGGCGCTTTGTAAGGACGGAAACAACGCTACCACCCCATAGCCTTTTCACGGGCAACGTTAAGTTCAGCTGCTTCAGCTAAATCATAATTTTCTTGCTGCGCGTGGTGGCCACCGTCGTCAGGGGTACCGGGTTTGAATAGTTCTTCTTGCGGTAACCGATCAACGACGAGTTGCGCGTACCCCGCAATATCAACCCAGTGGTCAGCGTGGTACGGGTTACCGACGACGATGCGGCCAATTTTGTGGGCGAACATGGCAAGAGATTCACGCATGATAGGCGGTAAATGTTTATATCCCGGTTCTGCTTCCATAGCGGCTTTGATCATTTGCGTCACACGGGCGTGGTCGGCGTATTCACCATGTGTCTTTTGTCGTGCAGCCAAGGTTGTATGTACGTCAGTCATATACTGTCCTCCTGTTTGAGTAGCCAGTTTTCAACGGTGCTTATTTGGTTTATCTCTGCTGCCTTGCGTAACGCTGCGGC